ACATATTATAACATATTAAAAATTATATACAAGGACAAAAAAGTGACAATTTTTAATTTAATATATTTTTTAATACATCATCTGAAAAAATGATAAGTTGTAATTGTCTAATCATTTTGTTTTTATATCTTTTGGCCGTTCTTTCGCTTATATTCAACTTTTCTGCTATATATTCAAAAGTCAACTCTTCAAAGTATTTCATTACTATTATATCATAGTGTTTATTATTTTTGATTGTCTCCAAGGCCCTTTCAACCATATTTACAACATTTTCTATTCTTACTATTTCCTCCTGTAGTTTTTCTATCCTATTTTCAACTTTTTCTAGCTCAGACAAATATACTTTACTGGATTGCACATTAACTCCAGTTTCTCTTTTCTGAATTGATATACCTTCTTTTTTCAAATCTTCAATAAGCATATTTTTAGAATCAATAGCTCCTTTCAGCAAAGAAAATTCAGATAACAGCTTTTCTGTTTTTTGAAACGGTGTTAACTGTTTCCCTGTTTTTATTTCTTTGTCATTCCTTATCTTTTCCAATATCTTTTCCGCTATTCTATCTATCTCTTTTTCGTTCATTTAACTTCCTTTCTCTTTATCTTAGCTTTTCTAACTTTTTTAAATTTGACTTTTGAAAAAAAGTTTTTATTCCCATCACAAAAAGCAAATTCGTCTTCGTTCAGATCCTCACCAGTTTCTAATTTCTTTTTGATTTGTTCCGCTCTCAATTCCATTTCTTCAAGCATAATAATTTCTCCTTTTTTTTAAACAATTATTTTTTTCTATAAAAATTGTTTTAAGTTCGGAGGAAAGTAATCAGGTCCTTTTATTATTTTCCCATCTTCTCTATATATTGGTTTCCCATCCAAACCTAATTTAGACATATTGCTTCTGTGAACTTCTTCAAATGCCAAAGCAAGAATTGTATTAAAAGCATTTTGTGTTTCCCATTTAAAGATTTTTTTAGTCCTTTCATCTTCTAAAAAAAATATTTTTGATGCAACTTTTTCAACATCTCCTTTGTTCTGTTCTAGTAATGTTCCTATGTGTATGTAGTACATGTCACATACAGCATCTAATTTTTCAACTATATCATTTTGTTTTTCTGCATCTTCATATTCTGTCTGTTCTTCTTTAAACATTTTTTCTCTTAACTTCATTCTATCGACAGTAATTTTTTTTTCTAAAAACTCCTGTTGTCCAAACGCTATATAAAATTCTTTCACCATTCCAACTAATTTATTCCATTGTTCCATTCTTTTCCTCCTTTATTTTTAACTTTCTAGCCATTTTGTTCCCCCTCTATTCTCATTCTTTCAGCTATAAACTTTATAACATTTACTGTCACTGAATTTCCTGCCTGTTTATACAATTGACTGTCTGAATTTACTTTGCTTGCCCTTTCGAAGGTCCAATCTGGAAATGATTGTAATCTCCAACATTCTCTCGGTGTCAATTTTCTTATTTTTAAGTTATGTTTCAGAAAATTATTATACTCCCATGAACTCTTAGAAATTGTTGGGCTAAAATCAAATTCACCGCCTTTATTAAATCCATGTGCTCTCTGTAAAATTTTAGGTTCCCTAATTCCGCCCTGCATTGTATTTAAACAGGGACTAAGTCCGTTAGCAGAATACACCCTTCCTGTCTGCGGATTACCTCTAAAACTTTTAGAATCTGATATATTGCCTATCTGAATTATTCTTTCTTTTTTCTGCTGTTTATTTTCAATAATCCAACTTCCGACACATTGACTGTTTGGATATCTTGCTGTGAGGGTATTTGTTGTAATTTTCTGTCCTTGTATGTCAGCAGTCTTTCCATTACTGTCTCCGACAAAAAATATTTTTCTGGTATTTCTTCCTCTAAGATGTCCAACAATGTATACTCTTTCTCTGTGCTGTGGTACTCCAAAGTTCTTAGAGTTAAGCACTTTCCATTCCGCATCATACCCGAGTTCATCCATTGCAGCGAGCATTGTCTGAAACGTTTTTCCTTCATCATGGGATAAAAGGCCCCTGACATTTTCAAGAAACAAATAACTGGGCTGTATTTCTTTAGCTGCTCTGAGTATTTCAAAAAATAAAGTTCCTCTAGTATCTTCAAATCCTCCTCTGTTCCCTGCAATACTGAAAGCTTGGCAAGGAAAGCCTCCACAGATGCAATTAACTTTTCCTCTGTACTTTCTCCACTCATCATTGGTAATTTCTGTAATATCACTTCCAATTAAATCTTCCTTTCCAAATATCGCTTCATAGCTTTTGTTGGCAAATTTATCTATTTCTACATGCCCTAAACAGATATGACCTGCCTGTTCCATCCCTAACCTGAAACCTCCTATTCCGCTAAATAAATCTATAAATGTCATTTTATCTGCACCTCATTAAACAAATCATTTCCAATTCTACTTTTAGCAATTTGTATATATTCCTGATTTAATTCTATCCCTATACCGTTTCTATTTAATTGTTTAGCCACTCTTAAAGTTGTTCCACTTCCTAAAAACGGATCTAATACAATTCCATTTTCAGGACATCCTGCAAGAATACATCTTCTAACAAGTTTTTCTGGAGAAGTTGCAAAATGTGCTTCCGAAATTCCTTTTGTTGCTATTTTCCAAACCGTTCTCATATTTCTTCCTTTTTCATTATATGCTACTTTCCAAGGCTTATTTACTTCACGCATTCCTGTTCTGTTTTCTCCAGCTCCAAGCATTTTCTTTTTTCCAGTAGGCATTATTCCGTCTTTAAATGCTGTTAAAGTTTTTTCTGCAAATGCTTCATATTGTTTTTCAAAAAAATATTTCTCGTTTTTAGTAAAAAAATATATTTTTTCAAAGTCGTTAGTAAATCTATCTTGCACAGCTTCAGGAACCACATTTGGCTTATGCCAAATAATTTCATTTCTCAAAATCCATCCCCTTTCAATCATTGCTATTGCAAATCTTTCAGGAATCATCATTTTTGATTTTCTTCTTATATCTGTTTTTTTTCTTGTTTTTGCTGTTTGTTTATCAATATAATAATTTTTATTATTGCTTCCAGATATAAATTTAGAATTTACATTTGAATAAGTATCTCCCATATTTATGAATACCGTTCCTGTTTCTTTTAATACTCTCCAGCATTCATTAAAAATTTCTATAAGTTTTTCAATATATTCTTCTACTGTATCTTCTAAACCTAATTGTCCATCAACTCCGTAATCTCTGAGTTGCCAGTAAGGCGGAGATGTCACTATGCAGTCTATGCTTTTATCTCTTAGCAATTTTATTTTTTCAAGTGTATCTCCATGCATTATTTCAATCATTATTCGCTCCTTTTTTCTTTAAAGGCCCTGAAATGTCCTGGATAAACTTTTTTTAGTTCCTTTACCTCTTCTGCAGTTTTTATTTCAAATGGTTCAACGTAGATTTCTCTAAGCTTTGCCATTAGTTTTTTTCTTCCTCCGCCTACTCCATGATCTACTCCAATATGCCATTCAGCAGACAACGGAAGATACGAATTCCCTATTCCTTCATCAAACTTATATCCTCCTAAGGCTCCCGCAGATTTTGAAATATGTGCCAGTTGTGCATTTGGCTTTCCTGTAATAACACATATTTTCTTTTTTAACATCCAATAGACCCATTTCCTGTTATTTTGCTTTCTGTACAACTCATGCATCTGATTCCACATAGGGATTTCATTATGCATAAAGTAGTCAAACAAGAAATTCGTAAATCCTACAGCTTCTTCATTCGTCACAAGTTTTAAAGCAAGGCTGAAAGTCCCTTCCAGCTTTATCAATAAGAGCTGCATTTCTTCAATCACAAACTTCATTAGCATATCTAGTATTATTTTAGCTTTGTTTTTATTTGTATATTTTTTTTCTAAAACCTCAATTATTTTTTTCTCCAGCTTTTCATTCAGATTTTTAAAAGGTTCATACCCTTTCAATTGCTTTCCACTCGCTCTTATGTAAAGCTTCTTCAATTTTTCTTTAGCATGGAATCTATAATAATCAGATATTCCAGTTTTTTCCTTGCTGGATAAATTGCTGATGTCCTTATCAGCTAAATAATAAGCAAAACAATCTATAAACCAGTAAATCAATTTCTGATTTTCCCAGCTCATCATTTTAACTGACATATAAGGCCCCCTTATATCCCAAAAAACTTTTTCCAAAATGGCTTTTCTTTTTCCTCAAATCTTTTTCTTTCTGTTTCTTTTTCAAACCATACAAATGTTCTCTCCGCCATTAAGAATTCATTTTTCTTCAATAAAAACTCTATCACTCCTTCAAGGATTTCAATAATTTCTTTTTTCTGCTTTCCATTTACAATTTTTTTCTCACCGCTTATCAGCTGATTAACACCGTCAATATTTATCAAATTGTACTGATTCCCATTTACTCCATCCAACGGATATTTCAATATATTTTCTTTGCTGACTTTTTTGTTTATTGTGTTTTTACCGCTCTTATAACCAAACAGATCTGTAACATCTTTGGCCAATAAATAAACCTCATAGTTATATATTTTACCTCTTACTGTTTTTCCTTTGTATTCAACACTTTCTAAAAATTCTAAGCTCATTCTTTTTCCTCCACAATTTCAATTTTTGATAATATTTCTAAAACTTTTTCCAATTCAGGATTTCTAAAACCATAGCTCAGATAATCAACTGGATTTTGGTAATGATGTTTGTTTGCTACTATGTGTTCTTTGCAGGCCCTCTCAGTTAAAAAGGCATTTAAATATACATGTTCATAGTCTCCTGGGTAACATTTTAAATCTAATGTTTCGTTATTCAGATTTTCTACAGTCAATAAGGTAATTTCCTCTATTTCTTTTGAAGATTCTTCATCATAATTTAAAATCAGGTCATTTTTTAATTCTTCTACTCCTTCCTGATCATTTATATACACCCCAAAATCTTCTCCGTCTATAACAGCTGCAAAATAGTTCCCATATCCATCACATGATGCAACAAATCTATCATGCTGTATCTGATAAAATCTTGGATTTGCAGTTATTCTGTTATCCTGTGTATTCAGTTCATGTTTCAGCTCTTTCAGAAATTTTACATCTTCTGCTGTTAAATTATTTATTTTCATTCGTCCTCCTCCTTTAAAGTCATCAAGTCTTCAATGCTCACATTGTCTATGCAATGCTTTAATCTGTTTTCGGGTACCATTCTACTTCCCTGGTTGTATCCGCTTACTGATCCACCATTTCTCTTCATGAAATTACTTAATTCTTTTTCAGATGCAGTTTTAATTTCATGAAGATTGCCGTTTTCATCCCATACTTGCCGATAATATAATCTGACCTTTGCCATCAATACCACTTCTCAATTTCTTCCTTGTACATTCCAATTCTTCTATCTTCCCAGTCAAATTTATAATATTTGCATTTGCACTGCAATCTTGACAGTAACTTATTACTTCCAAGGATTTTAAGAAATTCTTCCATCTGCTTATCAGTAAGATTTGTATTTATGATTACCGACTTTTTTTCTCTGAAAATAAAGTCAATTATGAAATATAAGTTCTGCTTTCCCCAGTCCTTGATTGATTCATTTCCTAAATCTTCAATTATAATCAGTTCCGCATCTCCTAATCGTTCACGTAGAAATGAAGTTGCGGTTTTCTCTCCAAATGTCTCAATTATTTCATCAAATAAAGTCATTATGCTTGTTTTGTACACAATAAAATCATCTTTTAGACTGTTGTAAATGCAATTAGTATAATGACTTTTCCCAGCTCCTACTTCTCCACTTATGTAAATTCCAAGACCCTCGTGTTTAAAATTCGCAAAATTTTTACAGAACCTTTCAAATGATTTTTTATATGCCTTTTCTGTCTTACTCTTTGCATATGAATTTTCAAAGCTGCATTCATAATTATCATCACACATCATTTTTTCAGATAGTTTTTTATATTTTGCTATTGTTTCTTTTCTCCACAGGCCACTAATATCAACCGTTTCAACAAAACTAATTCCAGTTTTTTCCGTCGTTTGTTCTGTCCGTTTTTTGATTATGTTTGTCATTCTTTGATTGATAAGATTTTTTATATCCGTTACTTCCGTTTGCATTATTTTCCTCCTTAAGCGGGTATATATCCTGCCAGTTATTTAATATTGACTGCTCAAGAATCTTTATAGCAAGCTCTTCATTATTTTCACCAGCTAATTTTTTCAATTTTGTTAACAATATCTTTTCAGCTCTTTCTGTCATTGGCTTTTTAATATCATCTCTCATGTTCTTAAAGTCAGAATATGTTTCCAAAAATTTTTCGCTCTTATATATATATTCTTTTA